CAATTTCAGAAATCGGCGCAGATGGCGTTTTCTCGCTAGTCGAGACAACAAGAGACGTAGTCTCTGTATTTATTGGTTCTTGGTTAATGGTTATTGGTTCTTGGTTATTGGTTGGTTGAACGTCCGTTGAACGGGCGTTGAACCTGCGTTCAGCGGACGCTTTACCAGCCTTAGACGCTTGTTCAATCTTAGAGTGAAAATGGGCTATTTCCTTGTCTGCTCTGCTGTTCACAAAGCCTTCAGGGGTGGATGAAAAAAACTCATCCAACACGCTAAAAACTTCAGCTTCGTATTCCCTCATGCCAATTTGCCTAGCAATGTCGTGAACTTTTATGGGTTTTTCGTGAAGATAGTAGAAGTCTAAAAGCCTTCTGTAGGCAATGTCTTCAATGACGGTCAAATGCCGTGTATGGGACGCATAGTCCCCTATGTTGAATTGATAGTAGTGCAAAGTTTTTCCTACGCTGTCCCACACAAAAAGAAACGAACGGCAGGCGGGTGGGCTCGCTTTTCGGCGGGGTAGCTACCCCCCACCTAGCCGTGTTTCAAACTCAAATACTAAACCATTCAGGTTTCAGCACCATTAACTGATACAGCCTACCTTGCGGCAGGGCTTTCCATTGCCACACAGCCCCTCTAGACACGCCTAATAGACGGGCTAAAGCTGATTGTGACCCTGCAAGGGTGATGGCTTGTTCTTTTGTCATGTGTGGATTTTACTACACATCAACAAAAAACAACAATTTAGGGTAAACACCTACACACAAAGTCTAGGATGCTATACAATCACAACCAATCCGCAACATATCGTAGCGGTCTTTTAGGAGCTAGTAGGATGAAACAAAGTTACGTTGTCGAATGGAATCCAACCCACACCGCTGATGGTTGGTCACGCATGGAATTCACTTCCATTACCAAAGCCCTGGGCTTTATTTCCCTGATGGCAAAACGTGGTTGCCATTGCCAAATCTTCAAAGCATAAGGAGTACACCATGGAAAACGCAATGGATGAAATGAGGGAATTAAGAATGGCAATGGCTCGATATGAGCGAAACGGCGAGTTTATAAAAGCTGGTCTTATACATCAGTTGTATGCGGAACTTTATGCCCGTTTCAATAACTTGCCTGTCGGCGAGTATTGGAATCTTTCTTAACTTCTAGGAAATACCATGTACGACATAGAAGGCCCATACCCCAACCAACGCAAACGCCGTGTTGACAAAATTATCACTTGCCTCACGCTGGTAGCACTTGCCATCGTTGCCTTAGACCTTTTCCTGTGGAGGCCGTAATGATGACTGCTAACCAAATCATTGCCAACATATCAGCCACGGCTGACCGTATGTATGCAGGTCAACCCGCTGTTGACCGCTTGGCGTTTCAGGTCGGAATGCTGGAGTCCAAGATTCGTGAATACGTTTACCTTCTTGACAGCCTTCAACAGGAAGTTCAAGAAGTCATACAAATTTTGGAGGATTGATGCGAGTGATTATCTATCCCCTACTTTGCTGGTTAGCTGTAATCACTACAGGTTGCAGCACATTCCAGCCACCCAAGCCGCCCAATCAGGAACTGGTTGTGGATGCCCGTGTAGCCCCTATGGGCCGCAATGAAGTCATAGACGCTGTAAAGCAATGCGAGACATCAGGGCTACGGGCCATCCCTCTTTACGCCAAGCGGCAGATTGCAGGCTATTCCGTGGAAACGGTAATTGAGGTCACTTGTGGCCCTAAATACGTCTATTGATATGTCCCAACAACAATTTTTTGAAACAGTACAACTGCAGGAACTTTATGAAACAAATTGCAACAGCGTTAGTCAAAGCCCAAAATCAGTTTGGGCCAGCCCTCAAAAGCAATACCAATCCGCACTTCAGAAGCAAATATGCCGATTTGAGTGCGTGTGTGGAGGCCGTGGTCGATGCATTGAATGCAAATGGGGTGTTCTTGATGCAGCAAACCAGCGAGTGTTTAGACGGGGTAATTGTTGAGACTTTGTTCTTGCATGAGTCAGGCGAAAGCCTGTCCAGCGGCAAACTCCATGTCCCTGCTGCCAAACAAGACCCGCAGGGGTATGGCTCGGCTCTTACATATGCGAGGCGCTACAGCCTTATGGCGGCTTGTGGGATAGCACCTGAAGATGACGATGGCAACGCCGCTAGTCGCAAGCAAGAGTCAAAGGTTAACGCAAGTGCTATGGCAGACCATCTTGCGGCAATTGATGCCACCACCAACAAAGAAGAACTGCAGACCGCCTATGCCGCAGCTTATGAGGCTTGCAACGGCGACCAAACATGGCAATCACGGGTGATGGCTGCAAAGGCAGCACGTATCAAGAAAGCAAAGGAGACAACATGATAGAACTTCCATCCACATGGCCTGGCTTAATGGCTACAGCCGAACAACGTACAGACGAATGGTTTACTGCCCGTTTGGGCAAAGTCACGGCCTCTAGGGTGGCTGATGTAATCGCCAAAACCAAGACGGGTTACAGCACCAGTCGTGAAAACTACATGGCGCAACTGGTCGTAGAACGTATGACCCAAAAGCCCACAGAATCTTATTCCAATGCAGCTATGCTTCACGGCGTTGAACAAGAACCGTTTGCAAGGGCTGCTTATGAGTTAGCCAAAGACGTTATTGTGGAAGAAGTGGGGTTTGTGCCTCACCCCAACATTCCGATGGCAGGGGCTAGTCCTGACGGGTTTGTGGGGGTCAATGGCCTAGTGGAAATCAAATGCCCCAACACGGCAACCATGATTGAAACCTTGCTGACCAAGAAATGCCCACAGAAATACTTTACGCAAATCCAGTTTCAGCTTGCCTGTACGGACAGAGTGTTCTGCGACTATGTGGTGTTTGACCCCCGTATGCCTAAACACTTGCAATTGTTTGTCACACGCATAGAACGTGATGAAGACTACATTGCCCACATTGAAGATGAAATTCAGACTTTTCTTGAAGAAGTCGAATCCAAGGTTAATTTACTCAACTCACTAGTAATCCCAAATGTCTAAGCTCAAAAAAGAAATATCGTGCATCGTAGGGCAGTACACCAATGCCCAAGGTGCTTCTAAGAACCGCTACCAACGCATCGGCAGCATCATTGAGACAAAGAACGGCGATATGCTGAAGCTAGACGTTATTCCTCTTAAGGATGGCGGGTGGGACGGTTGGGCTTACTTGAATGACCCTAAACCAAAAGATTTGGGGTTTGATGATGACTTTTGATCACATTCGGGCTAGGTCTTCAGACCCTATCACCTCATTCATGGCGGCTGACGCTGCCCCTAAATTTGCCAACAAGCACGTTAATACAATTTTGGAGTGCCTGGCAAAGCACGGGCCGCTAGGCAAGGATGGGATTGCCCAACACACAGGACTTGATGGCGTACAGATTTCTAGGCGGTTGCCTGAATTGCAAAAAGACGGGTTGGTTATGCTTACAGGCAAGACCGTCAAATCAAGCACAGGCAACCAAGAACGTGAATGGCGCTTGGCAATACCATGCTAGAAATCTTTTTACTTTTATTGCTTGGCGGTGTGGTACTGGTGCTGGCGGTGTTGGTCGCCATCCACATCCTTAAAGACTAAGAAACATGGCGCGTTCATCAATACGGCGGTTTTGAAGACCTTTAAGAATCTTGCCACCCGCCATGCAATATTTAAGTAGCTCATCTGCTGAGCCTGCCATATCGCCACGCAGGGCTTTTTGACGTAGCGTAGACCGTTGGAGTGTGCCTAGCCCTACATTGAACGAAAACGACACTAGGGCATCAAACTGCCCTTGGGTTAGGGGTACAGGCACGAACTTTTCTACGCCACGCTCAAACCGCTGTAAGTCTGCCGCAAGTATGGCATCCACTTCTTCTACAGAAAACTTGCGGTTGTCTTCAGGTCGTAGGGGGTAGGCATCACGGTCTTCTATCTTTAGCTTGCCTTGCTCGGGATACAACACATGGCCCACACCGATAGTCCACAGCTTTGCGGGGCAGCGGTATGGGGTGAACCTTAAGCCCTCATGGTGCTTAATGACCTTCAGGGCTTTGGCGCTGACGTTCATTTGCCAAACGCTCTACCGCCAA